AATAAGGAAAAAGATAATGAAAAAATAATTAAATCTCAACAAAATGTTATTGATAAATTATCAAAAGAATTAATTAAATATCAAAAAGCACTAAATACAAAAAATATTCAATTACAAAAGCAAGAATTAATTATTAAAAATTTAAAAAAATAATATTTAAAAAATATTTAGAATATAATTATAACATAGTATTTATTCTAAATAATAAATAATTTGAAAATTTATATATTTTAAGATATATTAAACTTTTATGAATGAAAATACTTATGATTTATTTTCAATAGTTTGTGATCAAGAAAAACCCATTCTTAAAATGGGGTCTCTTTCCAAAAAATCTAAATCACATATATCTGATTTGCAAATAGATAATTTAGATTCTAAATTAGAATCTAAATTAGATTCTAAATTAGATGTATTACAACTATTGAATGAATTTATAGCTAGTGTTGAAAAAACAAATCCAGAAATATCTTATGATAAATTTCAAGAACATATTTCAACATTTGTAGACACACTTAGAAAGGATAATACAACACCACTCCAACATTGGATAATAAGGGTTGGAGATGGAAAAAATTTTAAAAATAGTAAAAAACCAATATGGGGAATAAATAGAGGTCCAAATAATAATATTAAATCAACTATTCAAAATAAATTAAAAGAAGGAGATATATTATGGTTTTTAACTCCAGAACAATATGGTAAAAAGATAATTGGTATGGCAGAATATACTCATTATTATGATTCAGAAGAAGAACCATTAATAAAATTAAATACATACACAAATGAAGAATTAGGATGGGATGGAGAACAAAAATGGGATATCCAAATTCATTACAAAAATTTATATGAAACTGAAGAACAAAATATTAGTTTTACAGTTCATAATCCAAGAAGTATTATAGATTATAATACTCATTTTATGGATATAGAAGAAAATTTACAAGAACATTATAATAATTATAAAAAATACGCTAAACCTAAAATATTTTAATTTATTTACTATAAATAGTATTTACTTGATTATTTACTCTCATAAAAGTAGTACATTTAGATAAATCTTTTAAATTTTTAGCATTAACATATGTACAAGTTGAACGAATACCTCCTAATAAATCATCAATTGTATTACTTACATCACCTCTATATTCTAATTTAACTGTTTTACCTTCAGATGATCTATATTTAGATACACCTCCATAATGTTTATTCATAGCTGTATCTGAACTCATGCCATAAAATATTTTATATTTTTTATCATTTTCTTCAACAATTTCACCACCTGATTCAGTATGACCTGCCAACATAGACCCAATCATTATAAAATCAGCACCTGCACCAAATGCTTTTGATGCATCTCCTGGACAAGTTATCCCACCATCTGATATAATATGACCACCACACCCATGTGCTGCATCAGCACATTCAATTACAGCTGATAATTGAGGCATACCAACTCCCGTTTGTAAACGAGTAGTACAAACAGACCCAGAACCAATTCCAACTCTAACAATATCTACTTTACCATTTAATATTAATTCTTCAACCATTTCTCTAGTAACAACACTACCGGCAATTAAAATACAATTTGGAATTAATTTTCTAACTTTTAAGCAAAAATTTACTAATTTTTTGATATATCCATTTGCTATATCAATACATATAATATTACATTTATTAGGTTTAGTATTATATAATTCTTCTAATTTATTATAATCTTCATCTCTAATTCCAATAGAAATCATATAATTATTATTAGTATTTTCTGGATATTCATCTATATCTAAAAATTTATGAAAACAAGTAAGCATATTATAATTATTTAATGAATTATACATATTAACAGTTCCAACAGTGTCCATATTTGATGCTATAATAGGTACCCCTTTCCATATTTGTTTTGAATGTGGAAATTTAAATTCTCTTTCTAAATTGATATTATTTCTAGATTCTAATGTAGACCTTTTTGGTCTAATTAATACATCACTAAAATCTAATTTTAAATCGTGTTCTATTTTCATTCTATTTAAATTTAAATTTTAAACTTTAAATAATTAAATAATTGCTCTTTTAATTAATTAAAATAATTTGAAAAAGTATTTAAAATAATTTGAAAAAGTATTTAAAATTGACTTTTAAAGTCATAATTATGCAATAATGGACCAACAATCTTTGGAATTAAAAACAGTTGAAGATTTAAAAAATATATGTAGACAAGACCGCCAAAAATATTATGGATTTAGTAGATATTCACGAAAAAAAGATTTAATTACATTTATAATACAAACTTCAATAGGAATAAGGTCCTCAACTAGATTTAGAAGACAAGTACAAACTACAAATCAAAATCAAAATCAAAATCAAAATCAAAATCAAAATACAACTACATCTACATCTACATCTACATCTACAAATGGACCATCACTATATGGAATACCGTTAAGGAATACTTTTAGATCAAGGGGTAGACCTGTTCCTCAAAATTTAAGAAATAATCAAACAAATGTAGTTTATCAATCAGCTGAAGATGATTATAATGAAATAATGAATGAAATGTTTTATGAGAATGATGTAGGTTATTATACTGAGTATGAATTAAATGAAGAAGATGAAATATTTACAGGAAGATTTAGTGATGATAAAATAAGTCAATTTATTTCTGATAAAGAAAAAGAAATTAAAAGTTGGGATAATAAGAATTCAATAGTTTTTGATAGTTGTAGTAATTTTGATAAAGATATGATGTATAGTCATTATAAGAAACAATATTTTAGAAAAAACGGAACATTATCGGGACAATGTGTATATTGGGAGACGCAAAGAATAAAGAACGAAATGATATTATTTCATGGAACAGATAAAGAAAATATATCAGATATTTTAGAATATGATTTTGCTTTAACAATTGGAGAAAGACATGGACATATGTTTGGTAAAGGTATATATTTTACAAATGATTTAAAAAAGGCAATATCATATTCTGAAAAAAATAATAAAGTTAAATATATAATAGTAGCACAAGTTCATATTGGAGATGTTTGTCAAGGAAGAATAAATATGGATATTCATCCCAAAATTCCAGATAGTGATAAAAGATATGACACATCAGTAGATAATATGAAACATCCAATACAATTTATTAAAAAAGCAAATAATCAATATAATATTTTAGGAGTACTTAAAATTAATATAGTAAGTATGAGAAGCGAAGAATTACTACCAAATAAATTACAAATAATTAATAAGTCAAATCAATTAATTAAAATATATTGGATGCCACCTGGAATGTCAATTAAAGATTTTACTTCAAAAGGGGCTAAACATTTAGGGTGGGCAGAACCAAAGACGAATTCAATTACTTGGAAAACATCATATGGACATCAATTTGTATGTACTACAGTGGATGGTATTATTAAACATATAACAATTACTAAACCAGATGAACGAATTATAATATCAGAAATATACAATAGTTCAGATAATCATAAGAAAACGAATCTAAGAAAATCAACTAGAAACAAACCAGATGGTCGTCCAACAAAATGGAAATGTAATAAATGTTCGTTTACTAATAATCTAACAGCTACAATGTGTTATAAATGTAAAACAAAAAGGGTGTAATTTATTTTGAATAAATAAATTTGAAAATTAGTAATATTTTTTTTATTATTAAAAGGGTTATGTCATTAGTAGTAGATATTAAACATCCAAGAAATCCAAAAGATGGAGTTTATATAGAATATAAAAATACAAAATTTGTAACATTATATAATTGTATAATAGATACTTATGGAATTTATAAAGTGAATAAGGATTATTCAGATATATATTGGAATCCACCAGAGGAATATGTATATCCAGAAATAAATTGGGAGAAGATATGGAATGAGATGGATTATTGTTTATATGGAATACGAAGAAATTATGAATATAGTATAAGTGTAAATGGTCCAGAAATTCACTTTTATAATTTTAAGTTATAAAATATAAATTTGAATTAATATTTTATTTAATATTATAAATTAATATGTTAGATTATTTAGGTTCAGTTGTATTATCTAAAGAAGAAATAGATTCAAAAATAATAAATAAATATAGAGATAGTTGCAATGAAGAATATATTCAAAAAGTAATAAATGATTTAAGGGAGGAAAAAGTAATAATGGGGGAATATAGTATATCTGGTTGGAATATGTTTCATAGAAGACCTATATTTGATATAATAACAAAAACGATAGATTATCAGAAACAGTTAAATGAATTTAAATTAAAAATGGTATATTATTTACAAACATATTTTAAAGTAAATAATATTAAAGATTATGATATAATAGAATATATAGCCAATAAAAAATGGGAGGTAGAAGATTTAAAAAAATAAAATTAACTAAAAAAGGAAAAAAGAAAAAGAAAGATAAAATAATAATAGATAAAAAGAGAAAAATAGGTGAATTACCAGGAAAAATTACAATATATGGGTCTGAATCTCAATTAATAAATCCATTATCTATAGAAAGTGTAGCTCCATTTGAAATATTAGATGAAAAAGAAAAAGAATATAATAAAAGGGAGTTATATGTATTTAAAAAATATACAAATAATAATTTATATATAGATCTTTGGAATGAATAAATTAAGTTTATTACCAATAAATAGATATTATTCTGATGTATTAGAATATATATATATATTAAATAAAGGTATAGATAATTTTTTTTATCATGGAGAATTATTACCAGAATATTATTCATTCCGAAGAAATAAAAAATTAAAAAAAGATAAAGTATTATTACCAGGATTAACAAATGGTAAGATAACTTATAAAGATAGTATAATAGAATATAATCATATATTACATAAAGATGATAATAATAAAATTAAAACTATATATATAAATGATGGTTGTAGTGGGACAGATACATTATTAACAGAATTAATATTAAAAAATGAAAGTAAGGATATATTAATAGAATTATGTGATGAAGCTAAAAAGGTAGGAGATGAAAAGAGGAAAAAAAATAAAGAAAAATCTGAGGAGACAATTCGCGTATATTATTATAATGAATATTGGCAATTATTAAATAAAAGACCTAAAAGACCATTTGAAACAATTTATTTAAAAGAGGGTGTAAAAGATAAAATACATAAAAATATAGATATATTTTTTAATAAAGAAACAAGATCAGATTATTTATCATTTGGAATACCTTATAAAAATGTATGTTTTTTATATGGTATACCTGGGTCTGGAAAAACGAGTTTAATAGATGCATTAGCGTCTGAATTTTCTTGTGATATTTATATATTACCAATAAGTGGAAATAATATAGATGATTCTACAATAATGTCTGCATTATCAACTATGAGAAATAATAGAGATGAAGAAGAAGAAACAAAAAAAATAATTTTGATAGAAGATATAGATTGTATGTTTGAAAATAGAAAAGAGGGTGATACACAAAGAAATAAATTAACATTACAGGGATTATTAAATTGTATGGATGGATTTACTAGTTTAGAGGGTTCATTAATGTTTATAACGGCAAATAATCCAGATAGTTTAGATGATGCGTTAATTCGTTCTTGTAGAGTAGATTTAAAGATAGAATTAGGATTTGCGGATAAATATCAGACAGAGAATATGTTTAATACATTTTTACCAGAGCAAAAAGATAAATTTACAGAATTTTATGATGATATAAAAAATAAAAAATATACAACAGCAATGTTACAAGAGTTATTATTTTTTAATAGAAATTGTAATAATATATTGGATAAATTAGAATTATTTGATGATATAATAAAAAAAAATGATTCTAAAAAGATACAGAAAGATAAAAAAGTAAATAAATCAGAAGAAATGTATATGTAAGATTAGAACATTTTTTCTTTGGAAATATCTATTTTTTGACCGATTCCTTCGGTTGGTAATCTTCCTTGGTATGGTATTTTTTTGATTTCAAATGAATTATCATTATTAATTATTAATAATTGTATTTGTCTATATTTATTATCATCTGAATTACAATGTTTTCCAAATGCTCTAGACATACCGACATCAATTCTCCATAATCTATTATTGTATAATGAATTTAAATATTTATCATTCATAAATTGTGGTGTATGTGCTATAACAATACCTTTAATAGGCATAATAGTTTTATTTCTTTTATTTAATATTGCTAATAATTTATTAAATCCTTCAGGAGTATTTTCTCCTTCACCATCATCTTCACCATATAATCTACACCAGAATGGAGATAAATCATCGTCTTGTCTAAATATTTCATCAAAAATATCATCTTCTAAGTCGGAACATTTATCTATAAGCCAATTTTCGACAGTTTTATTAATTTCATTAATAGTATATTTAAATGCTAAATCGTGACTAATACCACCATGAACAAATAACCAACTACCTACAATAACGATACTTTTTTTATATTTAGAGTAAAATTGTGATATATTATTACCTCTGCTAAATGCTTTTAATCTTTCGTAATAACCATTTGGAAATCCATCATTAGTTTTTGTTAATTTTTTATTATTATTGGGTACAAATTCTAAAAATTCTTTGGGGGAAACATATCTAAAATCTTTATCAACATTCATTAGTTCATGATTGCCTAATAAAGTAATAACTCTACCACCTTTTAATTTTGCTTTTTCATCTAATATTTGGAATAATTTAATAATAATCATATTATTGCCTTCATCTTCTTCAACATCATCATAATCTTCTATACAATCATTGACCCAATTTTCAGGTCTACATCTATCAATTTGGTCTCCAGTTTGGACTATCCAAGTATCTTCGCCAATCCATTCAATAGTTTTTAAATTTAAGTTATATGGAAAGATATTATCAGGTATAACTTTTGCTAATTTAAGTACTAAAAGGGTTACCCTTAAATCTCCATGAATATCTCCAATGGCAATTAATTTTTTAACGGGAGGATAGATACCAATTTGGTCATATTTAGAAGTATCTTTATTTTTTATTATAGTTTCAGATTGTTTATTTAATGTATTTTTCATATTATTATGATTATGAGTTTTGATAGCAGTTTGTTTTTCAATTTTAGTAGTAGGTTCAGACATTCTTCTATCTCTTTTAAAAGTAATATTATTTTTGGGTATATTTGTTCTATTTGTTTTAATATTTGGTACTGATTTTCTTCTATTTAAATTTATAGATTTAACTTTATCCTTATTATTTTTATATTTATTCATTTTCAGAATAATAAATTCTTTAATAACACTAATCATATCTTCTCTATTTTTTATTTTAGTATTTTGATATAATTTATATTTAATTATGATTTGTTTTAAATCGTCATTAGATAAAATATCAAAATCTATATCATTTAATTTCATAAATATACTAATATTTTTTTAAATTATATATTATAATGAACGAGTGGATTTATTATGGTTTAGTAGCTGCATTATTTATTAGTATAAAAGATATATTATTTAAAGATTTAAGTAAACAAAATGATTATATAAATTTAATAATAATAACAAATATTATATTATTTATTTGTACAATTATATATTTAATAATTAGTAAAAGAAAAATACAAAAAATAAATAGATTCGATTTTTGTAAATTAATATTTAAAATAATTATAATTTATTTAATAATAGATCCATGTATTTATATGTCTATTAAAACATCAGAAAATCCAGGAAATGCCAAAGCTATTATAAATATAAATACAGTATTAACATTTATATTTAGTATATATTTATTAAAACAAAAATTTACTTATAAAAATTTATTATTAATTTTATTAATAGTTATATTATCATTATTATTAAGGTGATGTACAACAAACATTATTACAATATTCATTATTTTTAGTACATAAAGTATTACTATTTTTAAAATTAAATATATATGGATATGGACAATGATATTTATTTCCTTTATTATCTATATCACCACAAGTAGTATATTTTAGTCCTCTATTAAAACTATAATGAATAGTATTATTATTATCTAAATAATTTTCAAAATCTTTTTTAAATTCTTCATCATAATCATATAAAATTTTTGTTTCTAAATCATTTGGGTGTCTAAGTAGAAATGGATCATTATATAATAATTCATCTTTTATTTTATTATGATTATCATTTAATTTTTGTTGTAAACTATCAAGTGAAAATATTTTTCTATCAAAATATCCAGAGTATGATTTATTAAATTTATATTCAGGTTCTATATTACAATCTGGGAAAATAAACATTTTGTCTATATCATCTGCATATAATTTATATAAAATATCATTTTCTTTACCAATATCATTAATATGTTCTAATTGATAATTATTATTTATAATATTATCTGTATTATCAGAACAAGGTATAAATCTTAATTTATCAGTATTAAACCCTTCTATTAAATTTATAATTGAAAAATTTTTTTTATATTTTTTATTAATAAATAAATAAATTAAAAATATAATTAAAATGATTAATATCATTATTTATATATAATATGTAAATATTAAAAATAGTATAATTAGTTTATTTTATAAAATAAAGATTAAATAATCTGTATAATTATATTTCAATTATAATTCAGTATTCGGTTCATTATTCAGTTCTGGTTCTGGTTCTGGTTCTGGTTCTGGTTCTGGTTCCGATTCTGGTTCAGGTTCTGGTTCTGGTTCAGGTTCTGGTTCCGGTTCCGGGTTAGGTTCCGGTTCAGGTTCCGTTTTTTTTAAAGTTATATTTGGTTTATTCATTGATTCTATGTCATTTTTCTGATTTTCATATTCCATTCTTCTAGATACTTGTTTATTTAGTGGATGTTCTGGTTCTTGTGCTACATTAGCACAACAATTTAGTTTTTTTTTCTGTCTTTGTTTTTTATAATCATCAACAGATTCAAATTCATTATCAGAATCATCTGATTCATATTCTACTTTAAGTTTATTAAATAATTTTTTATATCTTCTATATACAGATGCATTTATAATCTTTTCATAAGAAATAAATAAATCCTTTTTTTTTTCTAATATGTGTGTATATTCTTTATTAATAGTTTTTTCAAGGATAATCCAATCAGACATAGAATTAGAACCTCTATTATTTGGGTCTTCTTTCACATATGTGTTTCCACCGTCATCTGATACTAATGTAGATTCTCCAGATTCTTGAGCATAACATTTTCTATTATTAGCTGAAAGTTTTAAATTATCTATTTCATATTGTATTCTATTTATAAGTTCAGAAAAATGACTTGTTAAGGTAGATATATTTTCAGCCCGTTCTTCTATTTTTATATGTCTAGCAGCTGATATAATTAATGAAGAATATAATGCTGTTCCAAGTGAAATAATTGATACATATGCTTCTTTTTCTATTGTACTTTCATTATTTTCATATAATTCATCTTCAAATATTTCAGTTGAATTATCTATATCATTATTAAAACTAGAAAATATGACTGAATAACTATTAGTAGACACTGCTTGTATAAATGTAGATATACCAGAAAAATAAATAACAGACAATTGAATAAATGTATTTAATGAACGAAGTTTTTCTTCTAACATATCTAATCTACTTTTAGCAATTTTACATTTTTTTAATAACTCTTTGAAAAGACTTTTATATATTATTATTTTATTAATAATTTCAGCATCATTTGAAGACATTTATATTATAATTAGTATAAAAAAATAGTATAAATAATTTAATATTATTTAATATTCATGTGAATCGTGTTCTTCTGAATCATCATAATTTGAACTATTAATATTATTATATCCATCATCTATATCTTGCTGTAAATTATCTATTGGATTATTACTATTATCAGGTGTATCTGTGTATATATCATTTATAATTTCATTTGGACTATTATAAACATTTTCTAAATGTTTATTTCTCTCAAATTCTAATTCATCAGTGTAAGCATGACTATCTAAATATTCTGCTCCTTCTTTTTCTCCCATTCTAAACCAATTAGTAGCTCCTACAGTTTGTAATTGTACTTTAGCAAATCTTTCATCTTTATCCATCTGATCTAATTTAGTTAATAAGTTTTGTTTTTCCCTTTCTTTTTGTTTACTTAAATTAAGATTAATAGATTCTAAATCAATAGAATTAATCCATCGTTTATCATTATAATCTTGTATAATATTTAAGATAATATCTAATAATATATTTGTAATTACAGTAACATTATTATCTGTGGATAAAATATCACAATAATCAATTATATCAGATAATATACTAATTAATGAATATCCTAATATCATTTTTGCAGTAGTTTCATCTAAATATGTATTATTAGTACTATTAATAATATCAATATTTGTAGTATATGAATTTACAATATCTTGTAAATTACTAATATCATTATCTTGTAAATATTCATAAAATCCATTATCTATTTTTTTATTATTTTTTTCAATATAAATTAAATTGTGTAATAAAAATTCTTTATCAGTTAAAAATAATTCTAATTTTTCTTTATTTGTATCTGATAAATTCCAATTATTAGGAACAATTTTATGAAATACATTTTGAGTTAATTTACTATATATACTTAAATTTTTATAATTATTTATTTTAGATATTGTATATCTAACTATATTTATATATTTCTTAATAGTTTCAATATAACCATTTTTAACAATATTTAGTAATAACATATTAATTTTATTTAATCTTATATTATAAGGACCAGTTCTACTATTTATATTTTGTTTTCGAGTTGATTCTATATATGGTGTTGTATTTATAAAATTATTAATTTTATTAGTTTTTTGTATTATTGTATCAAATATATTTGTTATAGATTGTTTATATAATTCACTATTATCTATATTATCATTTAAATAATTTAATGAATAATTCAATATGTTTTGTATATTTTCATCATTTAATAATACTTTATTACTATTGATAAAAGTAATTAAATTATCTACTTTATACATATTTTCATTTTCAAGTAAATTTATATTTGTATCATAATATTCTAATTTATTTTTTTTTATAATATCGTTTAATATTTTTATAAAATTTTTATTATTTGGAGTTTCTTTGTGATTACAAATATTTAATTTTGTATTAATTTGTAAAAAATCAGAAACAATATTATCAGTTTTATCATCAATTATTAAATTATTATTAGAATCATAACAGTATTTATCAAATATTTTATCAATAGATTTTTTATTATTCATAGATTCATAATGTTCATTACTAAATAATTCTGTATAATTATTTTTGTATACCCTTTTTGGTTTTGAATTTAATAATATACAATTAATATTATTTTGAATATTATAATTATATAAAAATAGTGATGTTTTATCTATATTTTTAGAATTATAATAATCATATATTTCATTTATTAATTTTTTTAATTCATTAAAATATATATTTTTATTTCTAAAATTTTTATTAGTATTATTCCATTTATATTTTTCAAATAAGGTTAAAATTTCTTTATCATTTATAGTATCTATAAAATAAGATATTAAATTATTAAAATAATTATTTTCAGGATGTACGCCATATAAATCATTTACATAATTAACAAATTTATTAAAAGAAGTATTATTTTGAATATTTGAAATACTAATATTTAAATCTATATATAAATCTTTATAATTAATTTTATTTAGTTCTTTAATTAATGATATATTCTCTAAATATAAAGTACCATCATATTTTTTAATATGAATATTTTTATTTTTTATATCATTTATATTTTTTATAACTAATTCATTTATTTTTTGAATATTATTATTTGTTGGTAATGGTCTATAAGATGACCAATAATTAATTATAAATTTTTTATTAGATAATAGTTTAAATTCCCTATATTGTTTAATTCTTTCAAGTATATTATTATATTGAGATGATAATATATGTTTTACAGTATTTATTATTTGTTCACGAGGTCCTGGAATATTTACATCTTTTTGTTCATCTAAAAATATTTTGATATTTTTCCAAAATTGGTCTTTTCTATATTTATTAGTTAATACTTTGATACGATTTATTAGATAATCAACTGTTTTAATATTAATTATATTAGAATTAGATTCTTCTTTAATAAATTTATATTTATTACTTGTTAAATCTATAATATTTAAATTAATATTACTTCTTGTTATATACTCTGGTATAGCTGTTTGAAAATATATTAATATAACTGTAAATAAAAATAATAATTTATTAGAATAAATTAAATATATTTTTAATATCTTAAGATTTTTATTATTAATATTATTTTTAATAATTGGATGATTTTGTGTGCTTATATTTATCATTTCATATCTATTATTTGCTAATATTTCATTATTTATAACATTATATAAATTAATTATTTCTTTTTTATCTATATCTGTTAAATAAATATTAATTTTTTTAGATAATAATTCAATTAATTCTTTTGTTTTTTTATCTTCATT